GGGGGATTGCCTATCGAGAATAATTCGATGGCGCCCAAGTTTTTGCATAAATTTTTTGAGCATAGTGTTTACTCTTCGATAGGAGCAGCGTCAGCTTCTCCGTTGGGAGAAATTGCACCTTGATAAGCCATATCAGTGCCTCGAGCAATAATATCCTTCATGATAACACCTAGAATTTTGTCAGTGTAGCCTTTACGAAACTCTTTAATCTGTTCGCCACCTAGTGTGGTGTAGGTTAGCTTGTTACCATCCTTCTTTAACCAGCCACGAGCTTCAAACAAGTCTACTAGGCCACTGTAAGGATCCATACCTGTATAGTAAGGTATTTCAACTTGCACACTTTCAAAAGGCTTTGAGTAGCGGGTTTTCATAATTTTACAGGCAGCGCGAATACCGTTTACTGTTGAAGTCTTGTTGCCATCTGCGTCAGTTTTTAACTTGAGCTTACGCATGGCTACTACCATACTAGACGCATAGATAAAGCCTTGACCACCAGTGATCTTGTCGTCTGGATCAAACATGTCCTGGCTAGCATAGGTATGATTGGTAACCACAAGACCCACAGGATGCGGCGCAATTCTGTTTACTGTGTTCTTGATTAATGCAGTCAGAGCCTTGGCCTTACGACCCATATCGCCTTTCATGTCCCCAGCTTCAAACTGATTAATGTCTGTGGGTGTTAGCAACATGCCTATAGAGTCAATGACAAAAAGAACCTTTTGCTGTTCTTCATATGGTAAGTCGCCATAAGCAGTCTTGTATTCTTTCATAAACTCTGAAATGAATTTGGCTACTTCATCGATCATACTAACACCAAATCGCATAACCTTGTCGGGTGCAGTATCGACGCCTAACGCTCGCAACCATTCTTCATCAAGTGCGTTTTCGCTGTCTAGAATTACTGGCAAAATACCAGACCCCTGTGCATGTCGAACTAGGTTCCCTGAACAAATGTAGCTTTTGCCCGAGCCAGATTCGCCGGCAAACATAGTAACCTTGCCCAGTGGAATACCGCGATCGAAATCGCCAGCCATTAGATAGTTAAGTGTGTGATTGCCAGTACTAATCCAGTCTCGTGGGTCGTTAAAGCCCGAACTCATACCAGGCACAGCCTTGGTTAGGCTTTTTCTAAATTTACTTATATCAAATGCTTTTTGAGCCATAGCACATTCCTTTTTAAATGATAAGAGAGGGCAGTTCTTCTGCCCTCTCTGTTATAGTGTCAATTAGACTGACGACTACGAATCATTTTAAGAATGTCATCTACACTGGGCTTGGCCCCACTTTCGGCTGGTGCTACAGTCTTGACAACAGGCTTGACCACAGGCTTAACTACCGGAGCAGGAACCGGCTTTCGAGCCGCAGATGCGTCTTCGTCTGAATCGTCATCGGACTTAGAAGACGTATTTGAGTTTGTCAACTGGAATCCAGTTGGGCGATAGAACCTGCTCCAACGATTTGGATCATACAACTGACCATCTACCGATGCCTCAAACATTTCTACAATTGTACGAACTTCATCTACACCCGGACGCTTGGGCATAAAGTCGTTGAGATTAAACAAACCATGAGTGGCAATTGCCTGTAATTCAGATTCGTTCAAGCTACGCTCTTTGCGGGCCCATGAACTGGTGCTGTAGTCAGCATAACCACCTTTTTGAGTTTTGTTAAGGCGGAAATCTGTGCCGCGCTGATAATCGGTTGGCAGTTCTTCCATCTCAGGATCCATAAGAGCCTGCTTGATGATGGTAAAGATTTGCGGACTGATAATAAATCTACGGATAGGATTTTCTGGCACGTTCTGTTCCTCAACAGGACTGTTTACAACAAACCCCTGGAACACATAACTACGCTTTTTCCAATACTTGCGCCCCAGCGATTCCATCTTGGGATCCTTGAACCAAGGACGAATCTGGGCATGAACTGGACAGGTCTCGCCCCACATTTCAACACACGGAACTTGAACAACAACCTTTTTGTTTTCGTCGCCACCCTTGACGCCAGCAAACTCAAAACGCATCATCTGGCGCTCACGCCAGAAAAATGTATTGGAGTCGTCGCCGTCGGCGAGGAAGCGAATTGAAGCTGAAGTACCTTCGGGGATATTCCAGTGCGCGAAGATTGCGTTGTCACCGGTACCGGTATTAGAACCACCGGATTTTGCTGCTTGCTCGGCAAGGCGAGCGCGGATTTCTGCTAATGAAGCCATAATAGTTTTCCTTTATATTAGCCAATGTTAGTGTTAGTCTCTAGTGAGCCAAACAACTCATGCTCAGATTGTCTTTGCATGTATTGTATTATACTTAGCTTCGTTGAAACAATGCAATGGCCTATTTTGCCGTAATATGGCAAAGTGAGCCTAGTTATGGTAGGAGTAGCTTACCTAATGTTCTATCAAATTCGCTAACTGCTTCCGCAATTAGACTTTGATCAAGAAGCTTGTCTTTATTGGGCAACTGATATTCTCTAACTTCACCAAGATCACCTGAACGAGCAGCCCGTTCCATCATACGACGAATCAACATTACTTCATCCTTGCCGCGCTTTTTGATTTCCATGACATGGTCGGTTTCTTCAAGCTTCTTAGACCATCGCAGCAGTTCCATAATTTCTCGACGGCGTCTGCTAATCTCTAAAATTTTCTCCCCTAAGTCGTCCCATGGCCGGCCACCGTTTTCAACATGCAGACCCATTACTCTTGCACCCATCATATGATTGTAGGGGAATCTAAAACGTTCACCATTCTTTTCAATAAACACTGCCTTGATATTGCGACTACGAGCCCCGGGCTTTTCTTCAGTAATTGACTTGGTGTGTGCTAGTCGTATCTGTGTATCACCCAATGGATGGTAACTGATTTTTAAGCTGTTACGACCTTCAGAGACTTCGGTTCTATGAATCAATTGCTTGGGTTCGATACCACCATCATGGCTGCGAATACTGGTACCATAGAGATAACGACGGGCAATTGATTGAACCATTGGTTTAAAATTATTTTCCAACCAATCGGTGTCTGTTTTAATAGGATCATACCAAATTTCAACATCAGTGTATTCGTGGTTAACAAACATCATCATATCATATTTTGGAAGATATAGATATACTGTGTTTTCTTGATCCAGTGTATTGTTGCCGTTTACATCTTTGAAATTAGCATCATGGCTAATTCCAGCTACAGCAGCGGCAAGTTCTCTAGAAATATTCTTAATGGTTGACATGTATGTATTTAGTTATAAGAAGCCTATTGGCATGGGCTTTAATACTTCCTCTACTCCAGCATTTACTAGCCTATCATAAGTGTTAGCATCCCAAGTCATCACAACTTCAATAATTCTCAGTGTTAATATAGTTGCCATTATAAGATCGTCTGTTTCGCCGTCTTTGGCAGCAAAACTTGCTCCCCGAGCAACAAAGTTTTTCAATTCGCGTAACAAATTGTGACTATAGATAGTCATCTTGTCACTTTCGACATAGTTTTTGAGCCGCATACAGGCTGCAACCTTAGATCGATGTGTTGTATTAAATCCGCGGCGCCCGCGGCTCTGTCCTGCTCGTCTTATTTCTTGTACAAATGTTCCTGGTATGTTTTGTTCACCATATTCTTTTATGCTGATCAAAGCTGCTTCGCCAATAGTATTGTTTTCTACACTCCAATACAGCTCAGTAGTGTTGCGTGTTTCACCTGCAAGCCATTTTAAGATTTCTACTAATGTTTTAAGTTGTCCTTGCACATCAGTTTTGTTATGTTGCCACTCAGCGACCTGCTCCAGCTGAGGAAGCTTGAATACTTGAATTGCAGCCGGATCACTGCCGGTGCCGAGGCTTGGGTCCCATCCAACCACATAAGCACCTTGTGGTTCTGGATATTTAAACACACGCACTTGTCCTAGCTTGCTGCTGGGATCTCTGCTTCCCATGGTAACCAACTTCATTGAGTTGACTAGAGTTTCATCGGCAATGATGAATTCACACTCATGTTCGCGCAAGAATCTTTCTTCGCCAATCTTGTTTCTTTCTAACCGAGCCCATGTTTCGTCGCGCTCAGGATGAGAATTCCAAATAAATTTGATATTTGCAAAACCATTGCGACCTGTTTTGGTTTTGTTTCCGAAGTCGTCAATGTTTTTGTTTGCATTTTTCCAAATTTTAGCAAACTGGTCGTCATCTTGGTTAGGTGTACTTGTAATAATACACTTACCCCCAGTGGAAAGAGTTGGCGAAATAGAAGTCCAAAACTCTGAAGCAATACGCGGCTTAACGAATGCAAACTCATCTAAATAAATCAATGACAGTGCCATACCACGAGCAGTTGTTTCTGTTGTGGTTGTTGATATAATACGCGAACCGTTGTCAAAGTCTATACTACCTTTGTTGTAACTAGTAGCACCAGCCTTGAGCCAGATAGGCAAGGTCTCATAGGTGTGACGAACTCTTTGCATGATTTCTTGAGCGCCGGCAAATTTGTGTGCGGCGATAAGAATTGTTGAATCTGGTATAAACATAGCATACCAAATTAAATAGGCAGCGGCACAGGCTGTTTTACCCATCTGTCGTCCCAGCATGTTGATGCTGTAACGATTTTTGTGGTAGCATTGTATTAGTTCTTTTTGGTAATCGTAGAGTTTAAATTGGACTTTTCCACGAATAGGATGTTGTACCCAGCAATAGGTGTCAATGAAATAAACAGGATCCTGGGCGCACAAAGCAAGTTCACGGACATTATCGTCCGTGAACCGCTCTACCTTAAAGGGTGATTTTACAAAAACATTTTCTAAGGCCAAGGTCGGCCTCCTTGATTACTTTTTCTTGCTGATATTCTCAGCAACAAATTTTCTGTATTCACCCATTGCAGCCTGGAATGATTCTTCCATATCCGGGGTATGTAACCCCATTGGATTATCACCACCCATGTTGCTCTGGCGTGTACCGTAATCTGCCCTACCAGCTCCGGTGCCTTTTTCGCTTGGCAAACTGTCAAACTCCATTGGCTCATCCATTGAAGTACCAGCCGGACTATTCATTAGCTTGGTGTTTTCAGCGATCCCGGCTAGTTGAAGAATTCTAGCACTGTCGCTGACCTGCTCACCCATTTGATGTGCAGTATCTTTGTCCATCAAATATGGATGCACAAAATCTGGAG